TGAGAAGCTTTAAGAGCAGCAATCCCTTTGTCACTTTCTTCCTGACGAGTGGAAATTTCTGAAGCAAGCTTTACAGCTTTCTGCCAGTCTTCCCCAGTCTTGTCTACTTTGTCTACAGTGTCTTTCAGAGACCTGTAGCTTTTCTGAAGCTCTTCATAATTCTGCTTGGTATTTGCACCAATTGACTGTACTTCTTTGGCTACAGCAAGTGCAATTTCTCCAGCATCTTTATCTTTCAGAGCCTCAATGTTAAACGTAGTTTCAGCCATCATATCCTCCTAAAAATAATTATCTGTTCCTGTTTATATTATACCTTGCATCTCGCAAAGAGTTAATAGTTATTCAGAAACACTATTCAATATAGAATGTACTGCAATTTCTACACTTGTATCACGTAAACTCTTTAATGCTGCAAGCAAATGAGTATTCTCATTCTTTACTTCGAATCTAAATGCAGATTTGCATTTAGAGACTAAAAACTTTGCAGCACTTCTTGAAACACCTGCCTCACACAAGCTTTCTTCAAGTTCACGTTCATTCTTTGCAGATTCAATCGCAGATTTCACATCTGTAATACTTGCTCTTGGCTGTGCAGGAAATGTCACGGGAGAAATTTCCCACAGATCAATCTTCTTAAGTAATCGTATATTCTTCTTTTCATCAAACTCTACAGCTTCTTCTGTAGACACTGCTTTTCCTGTCGCATCTTCTTTTAAAAGCTCCCAGCCGATAGACATTGCATCAATAGCACCCATCTTCATAAGCACATGAGTGTCATGTCCTGAATTAGTCTCTAATGCTAGCTGTCCTATAACAGAAAGACCTTTAGAATTCTCTTCTAATGATTGATACTTTCCAATCATAGCATCTCTATTGTGATTGAAAAGCATCTTAATAGATGATTTGAATTTACCTCCTTTGACTATTGTATCTGTGAATGCACCAAACTTAATAATATCCCCATAACTGTCTGGCTTGCCGCCAAATACAGAAGCATATCCTTTGAATATACCTTCTGGACTTACATCATCTGCTTTAAATTGAAAACACTTGTTCTCATTACTCATATTTCACCTCCAACTAATCCGAGAAAAATAATAATAAGCATCTGCAGTATATTACATTCGCAGCACTTGCAGTTAAATCACCAGGATGAAGCATCTCATCACTACCAATAAAGTTTCCTTTGCTATCGTATATGTTTACTGTAAAAGTCTCATCCATAGCAATAGGCTCTTCCTGTGAAGCTTCTAAGTGCCCTTGTCTAGTTCTATCATCGTCTACAGCAAACCATTTTTTCTTCTTAAACACATCTGGATCTGTCTTTGCAGCACCAAACATAGACTCATTCTGTACATTATGCACTTCTGTTCTTGTTATCTTATCTGCTCTTGCTAAAGATTCTATTCCTGTCTGATTATAGATCTCTCTAGATATTTCTGCACCAGAGAGTCCATCTCTCACACCATTCTTTATGATCCTAATTGCTATCTTCTTTGTAGTCTTTGAAATATTGCTGGCTTTCTCTAATGCTAAAGCCTTGAAATAATTAATTCTTGTATCTATATAAGTTTGTCCAAAATCCTTTTTAGCTAATGTTCTTGCAGTATCATACACCAAATTTGCAAAGTATTTTGCAGAAGTAGTATACAATTGCAGCAATCTATTCACTAGCATCTTAGATGGAGGATTAGGAAGTGACAGAGAAAGATTTCCTTTTGCTACTCTGTCTGCAATAAATCTGTATTCCTCATTAATCGCTGATCTGACTATCTTCCTAAATGTTCTTTCGAACTTGATAGAAGCATTTACTACAGAGCGTGCATATCTTATTTGTAATTTTTTACTTCTAAGATTGATCATTCTGTAGTATCCTCAGTATCTTCTGCTGGCTTATTGTCTGGATTATCTGCATCATCAGCAGGAATTGTTTCATCCACAGGAGCAAGCATATCTGCTATTCCTTCTTCAGTAAGTGGTGTCAATCCCATAGCTTTCCAGATATAGTCTCCAGCAGATCCATATGTCTTTAATCCTACCATCTTTCTTTTTTCATTATCAGTAAGGAAATCTGCTGTCTTTATTCTTTCCCACAGCGCTGCTTTCATCTCTGCAAAGGCAGGTACACTATCCAGTAAAGGCTTAATATAAAGATTATTATTTATATCTCCACCAAATATCCAGTGTGTTAAGGCTTCTGAATAAAGATTATAGTAATACATTACAGTGTCTTCATAAAAGGCAGAACGTGCTTCTTTATAATTGCTGTATGTGTTATCTCCTGGAATACCTAACATTTGAGGAGGTACACCATATCCTAATGCTATTCTGCGTGCTGTTTCTCTACCACCTTCTAAGAATTCAATATCTTTTGGCGACATAGAATAAGGTTTCAGATCTACAATACCATCATCTGATTCTATAAGTATAGACTTGCCAGCATTAGTTTCTCCAGCATATTGTTTTTCAAATTGGTTCTTCAGTTTGTTATACTGATCTTCCTCAAGATGGCCTTTAAGAATAACCATCATTCCAGGACGTGCTTCATTCTGCATTATGCTCATATTAAACTTTGCTGCTGCATTACTGGTATCTATATCTCTAGCAATTGGCTTTGTTATCGGCATTCCATAGATATCTGAGAAAGGATTAAATGATTTAATGTGTAGAATATCACTGTTTCCTGTAATAGGATCTACTGGAAAAGCATATGAGCTTCCTGATATTCTTTCTTCAGAAGGTAATACACCACTTAATGTTTCCATAGATGCAGGAGTGTATATATAATTCTGGATTCTAGTATTTGTCAAATCTAATTGTACTTGCATAAGATCTGGCCTTAAACACCACATCTCTTTTGGAATACTTTTAGAGAATGAAGTCTTTATTCCTTGTAAGTATGTATTGCCATTGCCTAAAAGATAACACATAGACTTATAAATAAGAAAAGACCATGTGTCCATAGTGTTTGCTCTTTTAAATAGCTGTCTCATTTGTGGATTATCTACTGTTACAAATTCTCCATCTTTAGTTTCTGTCTGTACTGCCCACTTTGCTCCTGAGACTGCACGAGCAAGTATATTCATACATTGGAAAGCAATAACATTAATCACGAATGATTCATTCATGAATTTCTTATAGTCTTCACTTGCCCATATGACTGTTCCTTTGCCATAGTCTACAGCAACAGCGAATTGTTTCTGTGCTGTTTCTTTAGGCTGCCAAGGCCATCTGAATTTGCTCATTCATATTCTCCTTGGACAATAAATTCTGTTGATTCACCATAACCTTTAAAATCAGCAGTCTCTACATATGGCAATACAGTCCAATTCCCTGCTATGTTTAAAAGTGTAGGGGCTGAGACTGTACTGGCTAATGTTGCATATGATAGATATTGGATATCAATGATTGTAGCACTTACTTGTACAACTGATCCTGTTGGCTTAAAGAAAGCTAGTTCTAAAACAGAAGCTACAGACAGATCAATTCCTGTATCTATCTTGAATTTATATCCGACCATATTAATTTTAGGAAATTCAGGATCAATTATTGTACTCATTTTCACCTCTTAATAGGTTTCTTCTTTTTCTTTTTGCACTCATCACATGTTTGGTGTATCATCTGCTACCTCACTATTCTTTTTCTTTATCTTAGAATCTATTAAATTAGCACCCATATATGCTAACACAACTCCACCAAAAGTGTATTCAGTTATCTTATTGAATACAACTAAGGCAATAAAAGACAGGACAAGTGCAACAAATTTCCTAGACAAGAATATGTCTATTATTTTATTCACTATCCTGTGTCTTATTTTCATGGCTTTTTCCTTAACTGAAAGAATCTAGGTTTGCATTTCCATTTAAGGAATGAATCTTGTAAACTCATCACGCCCATATTGAATTTAGATCCTACATTCCAGACTAAATCTGGTTCATCATAAGTTACTGCAGCATGCCCATAGCCTTCTCGTGATAATACTAAACAAGGACAGCCAAATGTAGCCATGTGGAAAGCCATTTCAGCTGTAACTTCTCTGACTCCTGTTTTACTGAATACGCCTTTAGAAAGTTCTACTGCTTTATCGAACATATATGGTACCATAGACCAGTCAATAGAGTTTTTATAATATAGCATTGTAGGATCATATCCTAATTCAATTAATACTCTGACAGCACCACGATGGCACCAAGTAACTTGTGTTCCATCAGGAAATGTAGTCTTTCCTCCCCACATTGGAGATCCTGGCTGTAGATCAGAATCACTAGTATGCTTATCACAGACTGCTTTTAAAGTCTTAACATCTACAGAATAATCAATAAGCTTTTTAATTTCCTCTATTGTGGGCATACTAGTTCTCCTCTCACTTACTGTACGATCTGATGCTGATCAATATTAAAACACTTTCCAAACCACATTTGCCAAACACAGAAAGTAGGTTTTCCGCCAAGCTTATAGTGCGTTCTATAAGTAAGTGGAAGTAATTGTTTAAGAAACCATTTAATCTTTCTCATATTCGTATCTCCCTATATATTATTTTATACTAAATTTATAGATCAGTATACCTAATTCAACTAGACTTATGCTTCCTAAGATTATGATTCCTGTTTGGTATAGTTGTATTTCCTGCTGATGCTTCTT